CTGCCATGTACAACACTTGTGACAGTAGGAGGACCATCAAATCTATATCTTAACAAAGTATTTCCAGATGTATCTCTTTCTTGTAATTTACTTCTCAAAGCTACATTATTTACACCAGCTATAGAACTATCACTCGGAAAATGTATATAATCATAATCAGAATTTACATTGTCGTATGTATTTAAAATTTCATTAGCTTGGGAATCTGTAATATTTGTAAAGCTTAAAGTTAATTTTGCATCTGTTTTTTTATTTCCATATCTAATGATACTTTTTGCACCATTTTGAGAAATAAATTCAGTTTGTGGAAACGTACCAGGGGTATATGACCTAGAAGAAGGTTTTATATTAGGAAAATCTACTATGCTTGCCATTAATCTCTAAGTGTATGGAAAGATGGATCGTCACCATCATTATAATAATCTAATATTGCCAAAGTTTTATTTGCAGTCAAAGGTGTATGACTTCCTGATATTTCAATTAAACCATCTTCCGCGTAAGTTATAGATTCAACCTTATAAACTCTATCAGTTGTGCTTGTATCAGGAACAGTAAATACACATCCTCTAAATCTACTGGTGGCTAAATTATTGCGTATTTGAATTGCGGTTGGTTCTGATACATCAGAGTCACCAGGTTTCCAAAAAATAATTTGTGTTCCATTTGTTATTTCTTTTTGACTTTGTATTACACCATCTTCTGTAATAACACCATTAGCAAATCTGCTGGTATGAGTTGCTTCTGAATGTAATCTTATATAATCTCCAGGTGCTAAGTGCATTGCAGATTGTGGTGTTGTTTGAAATGAAATACCATGATCTATAAGTTCTCTTGTTTTTAAAGCATATTTTAAAAATGTACTTGCGTGTTCAAAAGATGTACAGAATAGAGACATATCAAAACCTTCTCTTGGATCTTCGTCTTTAGCATCTTTTACTCGTAAACCTAATGTTTTTGGTTCGGCAAAACCATTTAATTTTTCTTTTCTGTATGTAGCAAAACCTTGAAAATTTTGACGTTCTTCTGGGCTTAAAAAACTAGCTTTTAAATTTTTTATATTTCCATCAGTAAATAATGCTTTAATTTGTATCCTTTGGTTTGGATCTATTTTAAAAGTAACTGGATCAAAAGGAACAGAAGGATATAATGCAAATCTTCCCCCTAAAATTGTAAAGTCTAACAAACAATAAGCAGCATTTTGAAAGATAAATTCTCTTAAATTTTTTTCATCTACTATTACGCCATCCCAAAATAACCTGTTAGCTCTACAAAATTTAGCAGCTATAGTCATTCGTTCTTCATCAACTGATTTAACACCAATTAAATCTCCAGCACCTATTTGTGGATCAGTTAACAATGCAAAAGTAATTTCTGGAAATAAATTTGTAGGTCCAGTTCCGCCATCAATAAGTCTTCTAACAGATATACCTTCTTTAAAATATGCAGAGAATTGTGTAAAACTTGAAAATTCTTTTGAGCTATTTAATCTAACACCAGCCATCGCTAAGTTTGAATATGGCATTGCTGTATTAGAAATCATTTCATTAACATATACTATTTCGTGTTCTGGGTTTTCCATGTGACTAGGTACTTCAGCTTCATAAGAAATAAAATCAGCAACAGCATCTAAAGGTCTTAAATTTCTTTGATATACATGAGCAGAACCATCTGAGCTTCCACCAGGCCAAGGTTCTATTATATTTGCTGGTGTTTCATCATTGTCATCATTTAAAACTTCAACTGTACCATCTTTATCAAGCCCTAAAACAGGTACTACATTAGAAAGCCCACTAAATGTTTTTCCTCCTCCGCTAACACTTGGAATATTTAACTTTGTCCCTTTTCTATAAGGTCCACCACCATCTGTTACGGTCCATGATGCTACGTCATTATCATATAATTTAATTTGAACTTTAGCCTTACTGTGAGGAAAGTTAGGAATATTTGTTTCTCCTCCTGTTAATTCAATATCATTAAATGTAGCAACAGGTTCTGCTGGACCAGATTCTAATGTATATCTTTCAATTTGACGATTACTATATTTCCAACCTCTTGTTTGTATAGTGCCTCCTCTAAATTGAGTTGTGTCATCATATTGAAAAACAGGAGGAAAACTCTCTGACTTTCCAATTAATTCTCCTTTCCAATAGTAAAAATATTTTCCATGCCATCCAGAGTACCGCACATAACTTCTGTTATCAGAATCATCTGTTCTTGAAATATATTGAGTTTCTCTTAATACATATCTAAACCCACCTTGTAAAGGAACAACACCTTGAGATGTCTGAGACAAACCACTAACAGTATGTTTTGTATCAATTATTTTTCCTAAGAAAAATTCTGTATTACAAGCGTCTGATTTATTTAAGTTTATATTTAAACCTGTATATCTAAATTCATAAATTAGACCAGTAGTTTCTGACTCGAATGTATCAGCTTGTAATTCACAATTATCTTTTAATAAACGAACTATTGATCTATTGTTATCTAAATAAAACCTTACTATGTCATTACCGTTATAAGGTTGAAATCTAAATTCATATTGACCTAAAGGATGATTTATTCTTATGAAATTATATTGAGGTTGTGGTGTACGACCTTTTATAACAAAAGGTTTTCCGTTATCAATAGTTTCAAAATTATCATCAGTACCAGCTTTTCTTGCTTGTAATCTAAAAAAACTATATCTTGTACAATATTTATTCATTCCGCCTAAACTTATATTCCCATTATCCCGTTGGTAATTATGAAGAGTGCCTTTTGGATCGATATATCTAAAACCACCAGGATGACTGTTTACATTTGCAAAACCTGTAATTTGTTTATATACAGTAGACTTTAAACCTATTTCAGTAGTGTCACAATTTCTATTATTAGAAACTGTTGCCATTGCTGACCTTTGCAAAATATTAAGTTGATCAGGAGCATGAGCAGATTCTAAACCAGCAGTACCACTTCTTATATCAATACTGTGATCTCCAGATCCTAAGTCAGTTATTTCAAAAATAAAATCTTTATAATTACCTCTTTCCCAAATACCTTGTTGAGGTATTTCAACACAAACACCAAAACAGTTACCAATCATATAAGATTCACCTAATGCAATATTATCGTCAATACGCTCTCTGTCAGAATCTACACTATTTCTAACATCTTCCTTACCCCAAGGGTCAAAACTTCCTAAGTTTGATTCAGGGTCCATATCTCCTATTGTATATTGAACTTTATCTCCTATTTGTAATTGCACTCTGTTTACATCTGATGCTGGTTCTACACCATTTATTCTCATAAAACCTGCATATCTTGGAAAGTAAGTAGCAATTTTTCTTCTTTTTACATCAATGTCATCTTTTTGTGAATCTTCAGCAGCATCTGGTTTTAAAACTAATTCATAAGGTAATTGAAACCTCATTTGATTTGGCATTGGACAAAACGTACCAAATTTAGTTTGTGTTGAAGGTGATCTTACGCCAGAAAAAACTTTATCAGATGGTCCTTCAGTAAAATCACTATCAACAGAAAAAACGTCATCTACCATTTCAGCACCATTTCTATCTTTTTCTGGTGCTAAAGTTCCTTCATCATATTTGTTAGCTTGTTTTAATCTATTCTCACCATAAGTCGCATCTTCTTCATCATCTTGAGATACATCTCGATCTTCTGAAGCTGTTTCAGGTGCTACACCTCCATTGTAATAAGTAGCAATCTTTGCTTTGGTGTAATTTTTTAACAGTAAATCTCCTATGGCATAACCTGAAAAATCAGGTGGTAATGGTATTTGACCATGACTTAAAACAAAACAAGCTTTTAATTGTTGATGCGTTCCTTTACTTAAAAGTTGTGACCATACAAGTCTTGAATTAACTCTTGTGCCACCTGTAATTAATTTAATATTATTATTAAGATCAATCTCTTCTCTTTTTGTAAAAACTAAAGGGATAATTTCACCTAAATCTGCAAGTTCTTGTACTGAATTAAAACCAGTTTGCGGTGCAAATCTTTTTGCAGATGCAGCACCTTCTGTCATTAAACTAGGAGGAGTTTTTGGTGCTCTAGGCTTCGGTGCTAAAGCAGCCGAAACATAACTTAAAGCGACACCTATTGCAACAACGCCATAAAAACCTATGCTTACACCAAATATAGACAGAGGTGCTATTGCCACAGGTGGCATATTTACAATATTAGGTATTAAATCATAAGCTTTTGATCTTTTACCATTAACAGATTCTATTAAATAAACAAACTGCCAATATTCTTCTTCAGTAATTCCTA